GAGGGAATTGTATCTCCTTTTCCATGGAGAGAACGAACAAATAGTTCAGTGAAACGTTCCATTTTTGCAGTGGCAATGCTCGCTGGGTAGCCATCAATGGCTTCTTTCAAGCTGCACAGCTCTTGCCATTCTTCTTGCGAAAGCTCTTCTTCTGACGATGCAGGGAAAATGGTCATAGCAAAAGGGGCGCCCCAAGCGCCCCGTTCTAGAAGATCAATGATACTGCCAGAAGACTTGATCCATCAAGGCATCTAGCTCAACTAGGCGCTTGGGACAATATTTCCTTACAAACTCCTCCATTTCTCCATGGAAGGAACTGACAATTTCCGCATAGGCAGCATCAAGTCCAGCAGGAATTAGCTCTTCGTCTGTTTCACGACGATAGGCAACTGCCATGCAGGATTTAGGACTCTCGCAATATTCGTTCTTCATAGCCTTTTCATTCTGCATCGCTTTGCTCCTGAGCAGCAAAGCCACTATCAATCAGCTTTTCAATTTCATGCAGGCTAGAGCGCCAGTGGCGCTCTCCATTATTATCCCGTGCTCCATAAAGCGTACGGGCCGCTGGTTGCGGCCCTTTCCTAGGAGAAGAAAAGCCATAGTGAACAATAGGCAAAATTTCAGTGCCGTTATGTTCAAGCAAGGGCAAGTGATCTACTGCTCGTGGAGCGTTAAGCATTGTTCAGGATTTTATCCTTGGCAATGCTAAGGAGAGTTTTGTCCATTGAAGGCTTCTTTGCCTTGTGTAATGAACGTTTCGCCCTTGGGGGGCTCCACTCTGGCTTGAGCGGCATTGCGGAGGTTTTTGGTCTTGTACAGGCTTTTGTTCTTTTTAGGGAATCTTGGCCTGCTGGACTGACCGCTCCGCCCTTTGGGGGCTCCGCTCTGGCTGGTGGCCATGCCTGAGGAGGCTGGAGAGCCAAGCGCTGAATTTTGGGTGCGCTCGGGACTTTCCGTAACCAGTCTATGCACAGCCACCAAATTTTTACAAGAGGGCCAGCCCTAAAAGCGTCACAACATAAAAAAAGCGGCCCTCAGGCCGCCTGCTCATTCTTCATCGTCGTCTTCTTCTGCTGCAATCTCCGCTTGCATCTCAGCAAAGAATCGTTCAATTTCAGCTTCAGTCTCAAGAACAAGCGGCGCTACAGGCGCCGCGCTCTCGCTATTGTCCCAAATGATTTTCATGGTTCAAACCATTCTTTCCTCCATCGTACTAAAAAAGCTAAACTATTGAAAGCTGCTCGCTACGGTAAGCAGCGGGGAGGCTGTGCAATAGAGCCTCCCTCCTATTGCGAGAGAGTTAGAACCAATCCTCCTGGTCTTCCTTTTCGGGAAGATTTTCATTGGGAACAATGTAAGTAGGCGAAATGATTGGCAGTTCTTCCTTGTCGGGAACAATATTCTGCTCTTCATTGGGAGAACCAAAGTTCAGATCGGGGCCTTGGTAGTCCCATGAGTGGTACATGCGCGTGCGTTCATCGTGAGGGCCAACAATGAAACTGCTGGTGATAAGGCCTTGACGGCGTGCCATCTCCAAAAGCTTGCCAGTGGTGACATTCTCATTCATGCCAGTTCCCAGCGAAACCTGCTGCTTGCTAAACCGCTCATGCGGACGCATGTTCACATAGTTTGCCACGCGATCAAGTTCAGCAATGGAATTACCAAGTGGACCAGCATAGTCCCATCCATAGTTCACGGCATTCCGTTTTAGAACGTGCTTGCCAGCTAGGCCACTGCGGCTCTTCACCCATTCCAGAACAAACTGGTTTTGATCAAAGTTGCCCTCTTGGCGATAGAGCTTCACCACTTCACTTACGTTGTCAACAAAGCTAGAGCTATCACGCAAGCCCCCTTGACGGTTCAAGTGGTGAAGAATGACGATGGAGCATTTGTAAACATTGGCCATGTCGCGCAATGCATAAAGAGAATCGCCCGCATTGCTCTTGATGAGATCAACGTTCATACCAGCGAAACATGCAGTGAGCGAGTCAATGACGACAAACACTGGGCGGTGCTTTTTAATGAAACGCTCAAGCTGTTGCATATGAGCAAAGCGCCAAGTTTCCCAGAAGGAAATCATGCCAGGCTGAATGTTGGCTTCTTGGTAGCCAATGATGGAAAGCTTCTCCTTGGTGTCTGACAATGGTTCGTCAGCAGAGATGAGCAGGCATTTGCCAGGCAGGCAACGCCGCCCAGACCATGAAGAGCCAGTGGCCACGCCAAGAGCCCAGTTGTAAACAAGAGAAGTTTTACCAGTGCCGCCCTGCGCAGCAAGAAGAGTGACGCTACCAAGCGGAACGATGCCAGCAATCAGCCATTCACGAACGGAATCATCATCAATAAGTTGCAGTACGTCAATCGTTTCAATTTCTTCCTTGCCAAACAAACGAGAACGCGCCTCGTCAATCATCTTGTCGATATTTGATTGCGGCATCTTCACGCCATGAGCTTCTAGCCATTTAGAAGCTTCAAACGCCACGCGAGCATCATTATCGAACAGTCCGACCATGCGCTCGAAGGTGCCAATGATTTCCTCGTAGGAAGGAAGACCATCTTTGCCTTCATGGCGATCCTTTGAAACAATGGAGGAGAGGATAAGTTCTTGATCTGCACCATCATCAAGCCAATCAGCTAAGTCATAGCCTCCGTTCTGAGGCAGACTATCCCATTCAAAATTGCCAGGATCGGCATAAAGCCATTGCGCCCCAGGATTATCTGAGGCCACTTCCCGCATGAGAGCAATGCCAGGCTCATCACGATCAGGGCATAGAACAATCTTCTTGCCGCGAAATAACAAGGAGTAGTCGCCGTTGGCCCGATACTGACCGCTGCCACCAAGGAAAGTGACCGAGGGAATCCCGATCTCCCATAGCCTGTCACAGGTGAGTTCCCCTTCAACAATGAAGATGGGAAGTCCAGTCACCTGTGAAGCAGTAAGAGCTTCATCAAAGCGATAAGGAAGAATGGTGCTTCTTATTTCATCAATGTATGCTTTACGTTGATGCGTGCCTTGCGGTACTGAAGGATAGCTTTGTTTAATTGTTTTCTTGCCACTTGCATCATCGCGATGCACGTTAATAGTAGTTTCGCCTTGCCTATTTTTGTAGGGGAAAGTGTAAGACTGTGGTTCACGAAGAGGGCGCTCCCAACGATCAAGCGGAGCAAGGATGTTACGAATTTCGGCGCGGTGCTTTGCTGAATCATCATTGAAACAGTTGTAAGCACCATTGCTGGTGTTGATGGAGAGGTCGTTACCTCCGCATGCTGGACAGATGTATTTCCCTGGATGGTCGCTTGTCTCAAGCTTCTCAATGTGGTCCAGGATGGAGAATGCCATGGAGGGGAGTGGGAATGCCTCCGTTGTAGCAAGGAAATCAAGAAGCAACAGACTTATAAGCTAAAACCATGCGAGACGGGAGAAACGATAAGCAGCGACAATGCTTTAGATGGTTGGCAAGGCTGAAAACTATGGCTAGTCTGGCCATGTTCCCGATGCCTCTCGTCAATGGAACTACTTCTGGCCGCCATCATCGGCATTTCTTTTGCCTACCTCGTTGTCTCCGTGATGTATGACGAATAGTAACAAAGAACTGAAGAAGGGCAGGCATTTCAGCTTGACTGACACTGCCTACGCCCATCTTGGCAACATCGCCCACGAAGCTCGATTGAGCCTCAGCGAAACCCTAGAACGCCTCGTTCGTTCTACGCCCATCTGGGAAGGTAGCGCCACCTTGGCAAACGGCGCCTTCGATCTCATCGAAGACTATTCCACGTCCCTTGAAACCGATTTCAATGAAAGTTTCCCAGCTTAAACTTGCTTGCGAAGAATTCCTTCTTGACCATGGTGATCAGGAAGTGAAGCTTCTATGGGAGCAAGGAGCCATTGATGAAGGCTTCGATCCTAAATACTATGAGCTTCCTACTGACATTCGCGCAGTTGCCGATTGGCCTCTTCCTGGCAAGAGCATCATCACCAAGAACGAGGGCTCTGAAATGACCACGCATTTCGTCATTATGTATGGCGAATATGCATGCCTTCCGCAATCCAAGCAATGAACAAGCCTGATCTCACGACAAGTGAACTTACGGAAAGGCTTAAAGAGCTTGATTTTGCCATTGTCCATCGGCTCGACGAATTTGCTTCTGACACTGGCATTGACATTGCCGAGTTGCACGTCAAGTATGACTACGATGCCGATGAATTTGTAATGGACTATCGCCTTGCATTCCCAGAAGAATGAACCATTCCTTTATGCTCTATTCCCCGTCTGATTTTTCTTCCATGGACCCTGCTAAACAAGCCGCAATGGACCGTTACAACGGTATCTTCTCCCCTCTGGAGATCAGCGCTGAAGCCTTCAAGGCTGCTTACGATACGCCTGACATCGGGCCTCACATCGAGAAGGACTACAAGGGCTTGTCCTATCTGTCCTGGCCTTTTGCTTATCGCTATTTGAAGGAGCATTTCCCCACCTATTTTGTCGCCTTTGAAGAAAAGACCGTTGGGGAGGTGGTGTTTGGCACGCCAGGCGCCTACTATCTCCGCCCCTACCTCACTGATGGCTGCCGCCGTACTGTTGCCTTGATCTTCCCGATCATGGACAGGAAGCACAATTCCATCAAGGAGCTTGATGGTCGCGCCATCTCTGACAACTGCCAGCGTGCTGCTGTAAAGGCTATTGCCACTTTCACTGGTCTTGGTCTGCGTCTCTATGCAGGCGAAGACATCCCTAAGGAAGATGAAAAAGGAACGCCCAAACTCCCGCTCCAACAGGAAGCTCCGAAGCAAACTACGCGGGCAAGCAAGGCACCAACGGGAGCTAAAGCTCCTTCTGAGCCTGCTGGAGAAGGAGGGAATGCTCCCACCGCTGCGACAGGGACCAGTGATGAAGCATTTGATGCCAAAACTGCCCTGACCACCATTTGCAAAGCCAATCCATTTGGTTATGCCGATGAGAAGAACAGCATGGCTCTTGGTAAGGCTGCGCTGGAAGCTATCGGCCTGTCTCGCGCCACTGAAGTGAAGACGTGGCAGCAGTTTGGCAATGTGGCAGCAGCCATGATGACTGTCTGGGCAAAAGAAGAGCAAATGGTCATTACCAAAACGGAGATGACCAAGGAAATTGATCTTGTTCGCGCTTGCGATACAACGGAGGCAATGGTTGAAGCAATGAAAGCTTTCGTTGCAAAAAAGCCATAGATCTAGCAGCGGCCCGCTTTGCGCGGGCCTTTGCTGGAACCATTTGCCTTAATGAAGACAATGCCCCTCTTGATTGCATTCCTTCCAGCCTCTTTAGCTGATGATCCTCTTGGCTTGTTCCTGCTGGTTGCTTTTGCTTCTACAGCTCTAGCCTTGCTCATTTTGTTCCTTGCAAGCTTAGTTCTACCATGAACGATTCTTCTCTTTCTCCATGGAAACATTCGTGGAAGCATTCAATAACTAATCGCTATGGTGATCCAAGCTTTGATATTGAAGTGACAAGCTACAAGGCAACCATATACGAAGTTGTCGAGGACTTTGCTTGTTATTTAATGGGATGTGGTTATTCACGCTCTCTCATTGTTGATGCTTTCAATGCACAGGCAGAAGAATTTGCAGACTTGGTGAAAGATGCTGACAAACAGACGAACGCTGATTGATGCCTGCCATGAAGCATTCTGGAGCTTTCCTGAAGATACGCTTGGCAGTGATCGACGTATTGCTGCAATTCTGCTCGCTATCGCTGAACATCCTTTCACTGATCGCGCTTTTCTTCGTCAAACTGCACGCACTATTCTCATGGCTGATCATGCAATGTGTAAGGGCGACGAGTGCCCTGTCAAGGAGGACTGTTGGCGTTATATGGCGCCCTCTGGCATTTGGCAAACTTACCTTGCAACGCCGCCTTATACAGAAGAGGGCTGCGACTATTTCTGGGACATGAATGAAAAATGAAACCCTTTATCATTGCCTCATTTGGTGGTGGTCCCCAATTCAACAAAAAATGGTTGGTGCCGCGTGAATCGTTTAATCGTTTCAAGAGTCGCTACGAACTTGGTGATGTAGAGGGGTTTGGAGCTTCTCCCAAAGAATGGGACTTTCCATTTTTTGTTAACGCTTTAGCGTCTACTGGCTTTAGTCCCCAAAAGCGCCTCCATTACTCATCTTTTGACTTTACTTTTGTCAATCAATCAGTAAGTTGGCACAAGGATGATGGTTGTGGAATTTTAGTCGCGACATTAGTTGCACAATCTAAAAGCAAAGATCGCTGCGTGGGATCACGTCATGCGCTAATCACAAAACACGGAGAACTGCCTTTACAACTAGGAGATATGTTTGTATTTAATGCATCATTACATCATGCTTGGATTTCTTACGAAGCATGCGTATTGGCTTGTATAACAGTCAAGCGTAAGCGCAAATAATGCCCTGTTACGATCTATGTCTCGACGCCCTTTCGATGCCTTCTCTCGCCCGCTACGAACCCAATCGGATTCAGCTCAACGGCAAGCGGAATTACGTTTTGAACGGTTTTCCAAATGCCCCAGAAGGCATTGTTTTGCCCTCTGTGACAACTATTGCGAGCGCGTGTTCGCCGCCTGGCAAGATTGCAGCGCTCATGAACTGGAGGAAGAAAGTAGGCAATGAGGAGGCCAATCGTCGTACACGCTCTGCCGTAGAACGTGGCAATTGGCTCCATGGTGTGCTAGAGGATTTCTGGAACGGCGAGGACATCAACTGTCACCTCGATTCCCATCCATTGTTCGTTCCTTATTTCGACAGCATTGCCAACTTCCTCACTGGTGTGGCTAGCCCCCTTTTAGTGGAAAGCGCCATTGCTTGGTATTGCCCCTCCACTGAAACTGGCTACTCAGGCACGTTTGACATGCTTGCCACCATGGGCAACGGCAATATCGCCTTGCTCGATTGGAAGACAAGCTACAAGCAAAAGCCTGACACGCAGCTAGGTGACTACCGCATGCAGCTCGGGGCCTATTCCCAAGCCATTGAGCAAATGTACGGCATTGAAATCAACGAGGCGCATTGCGCTATTGCCATTTACGACCCTGATACTGGCGAAGGGCAAGAGGCTCAAATTGTGAGCCTTGATGGCACTGATCTTGCCATGCAGGCGGGTATCATGGCCCAGAAAACGCAGCAGTATTTTCTTGAGCACTATCCAGGTGGACGCCCCTTAACCATTTCTATGGATAGGGGAGCTTGACTCCTCGTCTGCACCAGCTATGCTTCTAGAGCCCCTCCAGGGCCGACCACTCTCCTTCTGAGGAACACTACATGCCCTCTGGCAATCTTCCCGTTTTCAGCGGTACTGTCGATCTCACCCCCGACATTCTGAATGCAGCCAAAAAGGCTGGTCCCAATGCACAAGGAAACTACAGCTTCCGCGTGGCACTGTGGAACAACGACAAGCGTGATAAGGACACTGCCCCTCATTTCAAAGGGCAAGTGACTGTCAACAAGATGGAGAATAGCCCTAAGGCTTATTCTTCCTTCTGGCAAAACGGCGAAGCCGCAATGGCTTCATCTTCGTCTAGCGACGATTTGTTCTGACGCCTTCTTCCATCGTTGTTTCTTGGGGGCGGCAACGCCCCTTTTCTTTCATGCTTCTCAACGACAAGCAAATTAGCATTCTCGCTGAAAACGACATCATCTTTCCTTTCACTGGAGAGAAGCGTCGTGAACTAGACAATGGTACGAAAGCATTGTCTTATGGCCTGTCTCATGCTGGCTATGACCTGCGCCTTTCTCCTGAAGGCTTCATGGTCATTGATAACAGCGTGAGCAAAGACTTTCCTCTTGACGTGAAGAGCTTTGATACGGAGCTAATGGAAGAGCAGCAGCCTCGTCAAGAAAATGGCAGCACGTTCTTTGTACTTCCTCCGTTTTCATACGCTCTTGGCGTTAGCCTTGAACGCATCTCGATGCCTAACAATGTGATGGGCATTACGGATGGGAAGTCAACGTATGCTCGTCAAGGCACAATCATTAACGTTACGCCAATTGAGCCTGGCTGGTCTGGCTATCTCACTATTTGTATTGTCAATCCCTTGGCTTTTCCAGCAAGGATCTACGCTAATGAGGGGATAGTGCAAATCACTTTCTACCAGCTTGACAGTGACGTGGCCAATGCTTACGGCGATGGCAAGTACCAAGATCAAGGAGCTAAAGTGGCCTTTGCTGCTGTATAGCTTGTGAGTGCTCTCGAAGATCAGTTTCTCGGGCTTTGGCAAGCTCACTACCCCGACCTTTCATTGATTCGGGAATTCAGCGACGTTGAAGCTTGGGAAACTGATTTTCAGGAGCGCTATGCCAAAAGCAAACGCTCAAAACGTTACAGGGCAGATTTTGCACATCTTCCTTCTCGCTCTCTCATTGAAATACAAGGCGGCACTTTTAATCGTGGCCGTCATGTTACTGGCTCTGGCTACGAACGAGACGCCCGAAAGTTTAACTTAGCCATGCTTTGTGGCTGGAAAGTATTTTTGCTTACTTCCCAAACGGCCAAAGAAATCGCCTGGCTTGAGAAGATTGCTGCTGTTCTGCGAATGTCTTGATGGCTTCACCAGCTTCGCCAAGCAAAGCGTCTGCTGCTTCTAAGTCCATTTGCTGAATCTGCATGGCTTGACGCAGTTCAAGGTTTTCCTTAACAAGCGAAGCAGTGGCATCTTGCATGTTGCTCCAGCCCTGCATCATATTCCATGCCACCTCCTTGAGCTTATCAATGTCGTTGCATTCTTCCAATGCCTTCTTATTGGCGACAAGGGCAAAGTCCCTTTCCATGCTCCGTTCAAAAGGCCCCATTTCAGCAATGTAGTCGCGTCCGTTGTAGCTTAATGCTACTGGAATGGAAAACATTCTTGACATAGGGCTCCCGTCGTTTGCTTTAGCCTAGCGATGCAGAGAAATGGCAGGCAGTTTGTTTACGCAGTGGACGATGGAAGGAAAGCCGAAAAGCTTGGTACGGCTTCCTTCAGAGCCCTCCCGAAAACGCCAGTGTCCCACACTTGGGAAGTTGGGCAAACCGTCGTGTATGTGCAGCCCACTGCTGCGGGATGGATGCCCACAAGCCTCTTGGGCACCATTGCTGCCATCGTGAAAGACGGAAGACAAAGCAAAGCTCGCATTATTTGGCACGCTGAAACGAAGCTGGCGCCTATTATTGGCTTCCAGAGGCTCCGCCCTTTTCTGTTGGTTCATGACTTCCTCGCTCTCTCAAGCCATTGATCCCCTCTGTGACGGTATTAGCTTTGTCAGGCTCATTGATTGGATGGGAACTTCGCTTGACATCGTTTGTGATGCGCGGCAAAGTTTCGATCAAGCCTCTCTTGAATGGACTGATAAAGATCAGAAGCTTCTTAACTATTTGGTGAAGCATCAGCACACTAGCCCCTTCAGGGGCGTTGTCACGAAATGGCAAGTGAAAGCTCCGCTGTTTATTGCTCGTCAATGGTGGAAGCATGTTATTGGTGGCACCTATGCCAATGATCAACTTGGCTGGAACGAAAAAAGCTTTCGCTATTGCGAAGCAGACGACGACACGTATTACATGCCTCGTGAATTTAGGCAGCAAAGCACCAGCAATAAACAGGCTTCTGCTGGCCCTCTGGAGCTGTCTATGAATCAAATGGCGATGATCGAATATGCCAAGGCATTAGAGCAGGCTAAGCAGGCTTACAGGGCGCTCCTGACGCTAGGCGTGAGCAAAGAACAGGCTCGTGGAATCATGCCAATGAGCACCTACACAAGCTTCACTTGGACCTGTAGCTTGCAAGCCCTTCTGCATTTTCTCTCATTGCGCGACAAGCCTGATGCGCAAGGTGAAATCCAATGCTACGCTCAAGCGCTGGCCACATTGGCCCGCCCTCTCTTTAAAGAAGCCTTCCAAGCATTCGAGGAAAATGGCAATGCCTTTTGAACAAGCCCCTGAAGCTTTCCATCCAGTGGAGCGCCCCATTCATTACGCCAGTGGTGGCTTAGAAGCTATCGAGGCAATGGAAGCAAGTATGACGCCCGAAGCTTTTCGCGGCTTCCTGAAAGGCAACATTCTGAAATACGTTTGGCGCTATGAGCAGAAAAATGGCCTAGAAGATTTAGAAAAAGCCAAGTGGTATCTTGGTCAGCTCATCTTCGCTCTTGAAACTGATCAAGAGCGTGAAGCTCTAGCTGCCATTGAAAACAATGTTGACAATGGTTGCAAAGATGGCTTCTGTCCAATGCCAGGCATTCGTTACGATCTCCCTGGTAAACAAGTGCTATTTGATCCCGTCCCAGTAGATAAAGCCTAAGCTGCCTGCCATTCTGTATAACAAAAGCCCCCAGAAATGGGGGCTTCTTCTTTTGACGGTGGAATGTAATAATCACGCTCCTCCGCGAATGCTTCAATATCCTGCAAAGAA